TGGAGTGGGTACGTCTACATGCAGAATCTGTTACAGGTCGTATGGGATACGCAGCAGGTTACAAAAAGGATATCGACCTTGAAATGTTGGATCCAACAGGTGTGGTTGTGGAAAAGTGGATTCTTTATGGAACTTTCTTAACAGACGTTAACTTCAACTCTTTATCATATTCACAAGACGCTTTAGCAAATATTACAGCTTCTTTAAGAATGGATAGATGTGTACTTGTATATTAATTCTTTATAAAAAGTAAAGTCAGTTTATATTTAACCGTGAGGACAAAACCTCACGGTTTTTTATTATGGATAATGAAACAATGCAATACGCAACACAAACACTATCTCTTCCACATGACGTGGTTCCTCTTCCATCGGGTGGTGTTTTTTATAAGAACAAAAAATCATCAGTTAAAGTTGGTTATCTAACTGCAAACGATGAAAACATTTTGATGGGAGGAGGTGATGATTTAACAATCAATCTTATCAGAGCGAAACTATTCGAACCGGATATCAAACCTGAAGAAATGTTGGAGGGTGATATTGAGGCAATTCTTATTTTCTTGAGAAACACCGCGTTCGGACCTGAGATGACACTCAACTTAACAGATCCTGTAACCAAAAAGACGTTTCAGGGTACCGTATTACTTGATGAACTTAATATTAAGAAAGGTGCATTACCTAACGAAGAAGGATTGTATGAAACAGTTTTACCAAAATCTAATATGAATGTCAAGTTGAAACCATTATCATTTGGTGAATTGAGAGATATTAGAAGTATGGTTGAAAAGTATCCTGCGGGCAGACCAGCACCAAGAGTTACTTGGAGATTAGAAAAACAAATAGTTGAACTCAACGGAACAAGAGATAAAGGAGAAATTTCCAGAGCAATTCAAAACATGTTAATCATGGATTCCAAACATATTTCAAAGTTTTTGGATGACAATGAACCTAAGTTAGATATGGAAAGAGTTGTAACAACCCCATCAGGAGATAGACTAACGGTTAATGTTGGTTTTGGGGTGGACTTTTTTCGTCCTTTCTTCTGATTATAGAAAAAGTCAAATCGAAGAATTTTATTATTTAAATTCCTTGATGAAAATAACATATCATGACTTTCTGATTATGCCAATCTTTGTCAGAAAGTTTCTTCTCGAAAAATGGATAGAAGAAAACAGTAGTCAAGGGACCTAAAATTGGTCCCTTTGCTATTTATTATAAAACATCTCAATGCAAACCGCACCAGATAGTAACGATTTAGGATCAGAATTAGGTAAAGCGTTTGACCCGACCACCTTGGGTACGGATATTGCTAATAATATTATAAATCTAAATAAGTTAGCAACTGAACTTAACGGAACTTTCGGTCAAACAAGACAAAGAATTTCTGATGTTGTTGAGGAAATAGGTAAAGCAACCCCCGAACTAACAAGACTCGGAGGTAGTGCGAAGGATGCTGCTAAGGTAATTGAAGATGTTGCATTGGCAACAAGAAGAAACGTTGTTGCTTCAAATGAAACTATTAAGGAGTTATATGCAACTTCGAAGGTTATAGGACAAGAGGTATCTACAATTGTGGAAGATTTCACCGATGTCGGTATCCAATTCGAAAACGTACAAGAAAATTTAATACAAGGGGTTAACTATATTCAGAGTGTTGGAATGAACACTAAACAAGTAATGCAGTCAGTGGTTGACAACGCCGATATGTTAAACAAATTTAACTTTGACGGAGGAGTATTAGGATTAACCAAGATGGCGGCACAGTCGGCAATGTTGAGAGTTAGTATGAGAGATACTGCTCAATTTACTGAGAGAGCTATGGACCCTGAAGGGGCAATCAAATTATCATCAGCGTTTCAAAGACTTGGTGTTAACATGGGAACATTGTCAGATCCATTTGCATTGATGAACGCCTCTATCAATGACCCTCAAGGATTACAGAAGTCTATCGCACAAATGGCGGAGAGATACACTGTGTTTGATGAAAAAACAAAATCATTCAAAATTGATCCACAAGGAATTAGGTTCTTGAGAGAAATCTCCAAAGAGACAGGTATATCATATGATAACTTATCGAAGATGGGATTAGCGTTAGCTAACAACGATAAGATTATGGGTCAGATGAAATATGGTGCAAACTTATCGGAAGAGGAGAAACAATATATTGCCAGCATGGCTCAAATGAATGAGGGTGGTGAATATACTATTAAAGTTAGAGATGAACAGGGAAAAGAAGTTAATAGAAAATTAACTGAACTTAGTGAGGCACAATTAAAAACCGCAATTGAGGCTCAGAAAAATGCTCCAAAATCTATGGAGGATATTGCTAGAGCTCAAATGCAAACATCAGATGTTATTGCCGGAGATGTGAACGCAATCAGACAAAAAGTAGTACAAGGTATAAGTGTGGCACAACCATTAAGAGATTTACCTGAACAAACAAGAGCTTTAACAACCGCAGCAACAGATGCGATTGTTAAATTAATTCCAAATGCAGACAAGATACAAGGAGGAACCGAAAAGGCTATTTCATATCTCAAGGACACTATTCAAGATGTTGTAACAGGAAAAAAATCTTTGGATTCTGTTGCTGGTGAAATGAAATCAGGTTTAAAATCGATGGGGTATGATATTGTTGGTGTTTTCGAAAAAGTACCTGAAGTTCTTACACAAAGTGTAACTAAAAATCTACAAGGAAAACAAGATCCTTTTTCTAAAGAGGCTTATCAAGCTTTAACAACAGGAAAGGGACAAGAAAAATTCCAAGATATATTGAAACAATATACATCATCACAAGGTTTGACAAAACAAATTGAACAAACAAAGAAAACTACAGGAATAACAGAGAAGAAAGAAGTTACACATACAGGTAATATTAATATTATAGTAGATGTTCAAGGTGACACCAATGACCCTGAATTCCTAAAGAAATTCCAAAAAATCATGGATGATCAAAAATTCAAGGATTATATTGTTAAAACCGCAACAGGAACTAAGGACGCTACAGGGCAGACAGTACACATGAAAATCAAATAAAAAATAGGTCCGAACCTATTTATTGTAAAACAAATAAATGCCTAGTCCATTAGATTACGGAAGTACAGAAGGGTTTAGAAAAAAATTGTTTACGAGGAACTTAAAACCTTACGGTTTAGCTCCATATGTAGACCCAAGTCAGATTGCGTATCAGACAGTACTTACTGACACAGGTGTTGTTGATGCCAAACCAGACCCAAATGAATATGGTTTTGCTGTTTTCAACGACAGAATGGCTAGATTCAACGTTTATTCGCCAGATACACCGTTTCAATACGATACACAAACAGTAATCAAACAGTCCGAATTTGAAGCATATCCAAACTTTGATTCTTCTTTTTATGAACCTGTTGATATTCTTTATAATCCCGATCCCTTAGGTTCCAACGGATTACTAAGTTCAGATTCATTCATTGCCAAAATTGGTGCAGTACAACTTAAAAAACTTTTTCAAGAAAGAATCGCAACTGAAATATATCAAAGAACAGTAGGTAGAGCAAACTTATTCAATGCAAGTAGTGGTAGTAATATATTTGGTTTCTTAACGAATAGAATACCTTTAGTTGAACCTAATTATCAAATTACAGTACCGGCAAATCCGTTATTGGCTGCTGTAGACTTAGCACAAAGATTATCAGGTACTTATTTTCCTGTATCACCAATACCGGGTTCTTATTTCGATACGGAAATTAGATTAGGTCAACCAACAACAATACAACAAATACAAAACGCTTTTAGTTTTGTAACTCAAAGTGGAATTGGCAAATTCTTTGCCAGATTATTAGGTTCGGATTCAGGATCACAAAAGTTTTTAAGTAATACAGGTGCAGGACAAAAAAGTGTTTTATTCAAGAATATTGATATGAACATGTACAAGCCTGACTACGATAGAAACTTCGTAGATAGACTTGGTGGTGCAATTGTTGGTGGTAGATCAAATAGTTCAGATTATTATGTTGGATCGAGAACATCAGATCCAGGAATGATTTTCTCACCGATAGGTGATATACCAACAGACCACTTTGGTAGAGCGGTACAAGCACCTGTTTATGGACCGACAGAACTTGCAAAGCTATATGAAGGAGTTGAGAAGTCACCAGGTTTAGGTGCGAATGGAGTACCATACACCGATGGTGGTGGTATTGAAGGTGGATTTACTTGGGTGTCACCAAAATACAAACCAAATGCCGGAAAGTATGTAGGACCTGGCGGTAAAGAAATGGGAGAAGACCCTGACTTTGATCCGTCAACTTACAATGATTCCAATTCAACAAACTATAGATTCAAAACAGGATCTATACTTGATGACACACAAAGATTAGTTGAAAGTCAACCCCCAGGAAAAAAGAAATTTGAACATGTGGGTAATGCCATTGATCAAGTAAGTAAAATATTCAACGATGGATATAAAGAGATGACTAAGGGATCAAGAGTTATATCCTACGTTGGTGAGATTGGAAATGAGGTTGGTGCTGAGTATTGTCGTGTTTTTGCTAAAGACACTCCTTATCTTCAATACAACGACCTACAGAAGACAGATGGTATGACAACTCAAGGAAGAAAGTTCTCATATTCTGTTTTGGACAACACATACAATTTGAATATTGTTCCTAACAGAAGAAATGGTGGACAAGATTCAACCAATTTAATTGGAGGTGCCAATGGTTCTTATGCTAAGAAATACATGTTTTCTATTGAGAATTTAGCTTGGAGAACATCAAAAATGTTTGATGACTTAGCTGATTGTGAGAAAGGACCAAACGGTGGTAGAGTTATGTGGTTTCCTCCTTATGGGTTAACCGTAAACGAATCAGTTAGTACAGGTTGGAATCAACAAGAGTTCTTAGGTCGACCTGAGCCGATTTATACATATAAGTCAACACAAAGAACAGGATCACTTACTTGGAAAATTGTTGTGGATCACCCTTCTGTTCTTAATCTGATTGTTAATAGAGTTTTGAAAGATCAAACAAATCAGGCTAAAGTTGATGGTATAATTAATTCTTTCTTTGCTGGTTGTAGAAAGTATGACTTGTATGAGTTAGCAAAAAAATATGCGACGATAGATAGAACAGATTTGTTTGAGATTCAAAGAATGTTGAGTAACCCTGCAGTTACTAAGGAAGAAGTATTGGAAGCGAATGCTTTATTGAACTCGGGTATTCCTGCAGTTACAAGCCAATCATCAGGTCAAGCTATTGGTCCTGTAGTTACAGTTGGACAAAAAGATTTCGATGTTTATAGAGGAATAGGTTTATATTTTGAAAATGACGTACCAAAAACAGTCGTAAATTATATTGATACCTATAACACATATACGTCTTCTGCTAATCAAACAACCTATGGTGAGAGAGCAACAGGTCCAAAAGGAGTTGCTGATCCACAAGCAAAATCACAAGTGGGTAACATGTTTACTCAAGGTGTTGTTAACTCGTTCGACAAAATGAAAATAGGTGGAGAGTTTTATAATAAACTTTTAGTGGCGTTGAAAGAAGGATCTTCAGTTAGAATAACGGTAACAGGAGGAGCGTCAGCACCGGCTAAAAACGAATATAATAAAGATCTTGGATTAAGAAGATCTAATTCAATTATTGAGTATTATAAAAAAGATCCTGAGCTTGCTAAATTTATTAATGGAACGCCACAAACATTAGTCTTTGAGGCGATTTCAGTTGGTGAAGATGGATCTTTAGATGCGGGACGTACACAAGTTAAAGAATTAGGTACGGGTACAATCAATTGTACTGATGGTAAAGATGTAGGACCTAAAGACATTTACACAAGAAACGCAATGGCGTGTAGAAGAGGTATAATATCTAATATTACAGTTCAACCTCCGGCACCGCCAGCACAACAAAACATAACCACAACAGAAACCGTACCACAAAACAATCCGCCAGGGACAGTCCCTACACCAATTCAGAGTGGAGGTAACCAACCTAATGTACAAGGACCGACTGAAACAATCACTCAAGTTCAAAGAGATAATATTACCAAAAGAGTGTTAAGAAAATTATTGACTGAGTGTGATTATTTTGATGTTGTTAAAGAAGAAACTCCAATGGTTTTCGACAACCTCAAAGACAAACTTAAGTTCTTCGATCCTGCATTCCATTCTATGACCCCTGAGGGACTCAACAGTCGTCTAACTTTCTTACAACAGTGTATGAGACCTGGTGAAAGTATACCGACAATTAAGGAGGTTAATGGACAAACAACGATACAGTATGACCAATCTGTAAACACAGCCTTCGGAGCACCTCCAATTCTTATCTTAAGAGTTGGTGATTTCTTCAATACTAAGATTGCACCTCAATCATTATCAATTGCTTATGAAGGATTAGACTTAAATCCTGAAGGTATTGGGGTACAACCAATGATTGCAAACGTAACATTAAGTTTTGCATTATTAGGTGGAGCTGGGTTAAAAGAACCTGTAGATAAATTACAGAACGCCTTGAGTTTCAATTATTATGCAAATACTGAAATCTATGATGATAGAGCGGATGCTACTGATATTGAAAGTGCTCAAGCGTTAGATGCTGAGTTTATGAAGGGTATTCAGTTTAATGAAACATTAAACAACTTAGGTGTTGTTAACAATAATACAGCGTACGCAGGAAAGGGAAACAACGAAACTATTGGTGTTGTTACAAATAAGACAGTAAATGATAGTCAGTTAGAAACAGGTGATATTAACTACAAAGATATCATGAACTCATTATTGGATGAGACACAAACATATTTCAATAATATTATCAACAAATCTAGTACAATTGTTGATCAATATGGAGGAGTAATGATGCAACAATGGGGTTATTCGAGATATTACATGCAAGGTAAGTTTGAGTCTAATAAGCAAACAAACAAAAACTTTTATGGTAAACCTCAGAATATTGAGAAGAGATTAAATGAATACTTTGGAGATTATGAATCAAGTATCAACAGTGGAAACAACAACTTCATTAAATGGTTAGAATCACCAAACTTCAATTTCTCAGGTAAATTAATAAGGGCTGTTAAGAAAAATTACAGTGCGTTTATTGCCGAAAAAAGATCTTCATTTTACAACGCAATCACAGCAACGATACAAGAAGTTGTTAACCAAGAACAAAATTATACTGGGATTTTAAATAGATTAAATGTTCTTTATCTACAAACGAACCCTATAGTAAATGATGGATATGCATTGCAAAATGGTAATATTAAAGTTTTCAAGTGTGAAGGAACCAATAAGGTTGATCCGTCAAGTAGTCCTGTACCCGCTAACACATGGATTGAAATGCAGAATGATATTAATTTGATATCAAATGCGTTAAAAGAGTTTGAAGAGTTGATTGAAAAAGAAATACCATTCACAACTAATGTGGGTAATTTAGAAGGATCATTAGTGAAAAACGGAACAGGATCTCAACAACTTGATGTGTTTGATCCGTTCACAACGCCAACAGATCCATTGGGTGCGGGTAATTTTTGGGAAAACGAAGGAAACACTAACAAAGTTTGTTATATGATAATGAATAATGTTATTTTAGATGATAAACAGTATCAAGACTTTAAAAGTAAGATAATCAATGATATTGTTAACAAGAAGGAATTAAGTGGTGATGGTAATACTGAGCTAGCAACTGCGTTTGATGCCTATTGGAAAGATAAAGTTAAACCTATATTCCAAAAAGAAACACAAGCGGCTAAATCATTTATTGATAAATTCAGTAAAGAGACAGCTAAGAATTTTGTTAAATTCACACCTTATACTAAAAATAAACCAAGAGAATTCACATTTGTTCAAGAATCTAATCCTGGAGATGTAGAGAAAAACGCAATCAAGGATTTAGGTAAGAAGGTGAATGTAAACACAAGTAACGATACTTGGAATGATAAAGTTAAGTTCAACTAATGGGAGGACAATATTATAACAGGTATCAGGAGTTTTTAGTTAATGGAGAACAAACAGTTGTCCCATATGTTACTTTGCCTAATAAACCAACGGACAAAGTTCACATCTATAAGGTGAATAGAAGTAGGTTAGATAAAGTTTCGGAGGAGTATTATGGTGCGCCGTATTTCGGATGGTTAATTTTGCAAGCTAATCCTCAGTTTGGTGGGTTAGAACAAAACATTTTTGATGGTGCGTTTTTGATTATACCATATCCCCTGATTGCTTCACTACAAGACTATAAAGCGGCTTTGGATAATCATTTCTTATATTATGGCAGGTAATAGTGTATTCACAGGACAAGACGGAAACATATATGTAGATTTTGATGTTCAAAATCTTATTGTTGTTGATCCTAATAAACTTGTCGATAAAGACGGAAAAGTTAAAGAAAGAGCGGTTGATCAAGAAAACTTGGTTATGTATGCCAACCTTGAAACTAAATTATTACCAAGAACGAAACTTGCGGTAGGTAGTACAACTCAAGACACAATTTCAACAGTATCGATTGCTGAAATCAATTTCTTGAAACCAGGTGGTCAGAAATACATGACCAATGATTATACCAATGAGATAACGGGAGAAGGAATTTTTAATAAGGGTACAACAAATAAAACATCTGCATCGTTCACACCATCTACAGGTCAGAAACCAGCAGCAAGTGTTGGAACAGGATTACAAGAAAGACAAAATGATACAGGACTTTTGGGTATCACTTCAATCAATGTTAAAGTTGATACATCTTTCATTCCACAAGTTACAGTAGAATTAGAAGATATCCAAGGGAGAGCTTTATTCGAAAAGGGTGATTTATCTCCATATGCTGCCTTCTTCAATTTACCATACCCACCATTTTATTTAACACTGAAAGGATATTATGGACAAGCCATAAGATATCAATTGAACCTAATTTCATTCAACGCAAGGTTCAATACATTTTCAGGAAACTATCAAGTTACGTTACAATTTTATGGGTATAAGTTTAATATCCTAAATGAAATCTCACTTGCAAACATGTTTGCTGTACCACACATGTATCAGTCGACATATAATATTACAAGAAACATTCCAAACTCAAATGATAAAACATCACAAAAACAATTGACCGAGGGAGGAATGCAAAAAATAAGAGAAGTTTATACAGATTATAAATCCAAAGGATTAATTCCAAAAGACTTCCCTGAACTATCGGTTAACGAATTATTAAATAGATTAGAGCTTTTTGCTAAGAATCTTCAGAACTCGTGGACTAAGGCGGATGTTCTTAGTTTAACGGAATCGAAAAAATTCAAAGACGCGTTATTAATTTATAAGGGAGACATTTATGATAATCCAACATCATGGTTTAATGAATTTTGTGATCAAACAAAGGCAGTCAAATTAACCTCAGGAGAATTTGCATATCCCCTAAAACCTGTTGTAAAAGAAGGAACAACAAACACAGGCGCAAAAACACTACAAGCGGTTGATGCTGATTTACAAAATAGAATAAAACTAAATAATGATGTCTTGGCCTCGAATCCGGTTTTTGGAAAAAACCAAGCAAAAAATAAAAATCTTATAGTTCAAAATGATGTTGATTATCAAGATTTTGCTTTTGTTGCGGACATCAAATCTATAGATTATCAAGAAACATTTAAAGCCAGAACAAAATCTTCTGAGATATTGGAGGGACAGGCTCTTATTGATTATAGAAATCAAATAACGAGAGAGTTAGGATTTGCAACTAAAATATCACTTGATGGTAATTCACAAGATCCTACCACGGTTACACTATATGTTTTCGAAGGTGCCAACAGATTTACGGGACTTATAGATAAAATGACGGATCATTTGAATTCTTTGAGTCAACTTGAAGAAGAAAGACTAACCGCATTATTGGCAGCAAGACTCGAAGACAAAGCATCAGGAATTGGATTCAAACCTTCAATAAGAAATGTTATTACAGTTATAATGGCGTCCGCGGAAGCCTTCATTAGATTGTTGGATGAAGTACACAAGAAGGCTTGGGATAAAAGAGATGATCCAGATAGGAAGAAAGCGATATTAGTTTATCCATCATCAGACGCAAAAGATAATGTTCAAATATCAGACAAAGAAAACTTGACACCGATTTATCCTTGGCCACAATTTTTTGTAAATGAGGGAGTTGGAAAAGATGAAAAATTTGTTATTAAGTATCCGGGTGACAGAACAGTTTCAGATCTTACCAAAGGGTATTTGTTTGAAAAGTGGCCTGAAATACAATTCGTTGAAGAATTTCTAAAGGGTTATACCGAAAAAGGACCACAAGTTAAAGATACAACAGAAAACGATAATGAGTCGAATCAAATTGATAGATTAACACTTAATGCTATTGAGTTCCCTCAATCAAATGTCCCTTACTTCTCCAAAGAAGAGGTTAAATTTTTCTTTGAGATATGGGAAAGAACTTATTTGAATTCACACTACCAAAGATTCCAAAGAGGTGGTGATGTTAAAGAGATTTACAATACAATCGGAAGAAACGAAGCCGACAACATCAAACAAGCTTTGGGTGTATCGAGCCCATATTTGATTCAAAAGTTCAAAAACTATGGGTTTAATTTCCAAAACTACTTGGGTGTTTTATCTCACGTATCTAATCAGGGTACAGGGCCATCAATCCAAAAGTTGATAAGAGATATATTCGCCACAGGATACATTCAAACAGAAGTGGACAGCCCATTTGAGATTTATGATCAATCAATAATTTCATCATCAAGTCCTTTTATTGATAGAGGACTTACTAATGAAGATTTGACTAACTTAAATTCTTTGATTAAGAAAAACATCGAGCCTGATTTTTGTGATACATATCCATTCACAAGACAAGAATGGAATGACCTAAATTTACAAGATAGTAATCAAAGTAAACAAGGGTTATTTTATTTAACAAGAAATACTTTGTTCGTGAACGAGGAGAAAAAAGTAATCTCCAACTTCACACCAAACATGCCGAATACAACAATAAGACCAGTAACAAATTTTTCTTATAAGAATTTTTCACTTCCTATTGTCCCACAGAACGACCTTAAAACGTTTTATCAATCGAGAAAAGTATCACAGTATATTGCAACTGAAGGTACGGTGTTTGCTAATTTTGTAAGCCCCTTGAATCCATCGAATAGTTCTCTTCCTGCAATTCAAACAACGTCAATTCTTAATACACCATATTTTGTGAATGCATTACAAAATGGTGTTGATGATTGGAAAAACAAAAAAGAGTATCCATTTGTACAAGGTGCATATCTTTTGTTGAACTCTCTTCCATTGGCGACTTTAAGAGAAAAATATAAAACACAAAACGATAATACTCCATTAGATTATATTGCCAGTTCTCTGAAAAGATTCGGTGGAATACACAGAATGCCATATGCTTGGATTTTAAAGATAGGATCAATCTATCATAGATATAAAAGATTTGCTAATGATGGTGTTGATATATTGGATACTTGTTGGAAAGATTTTGACTATGTTAGAAATTTCGACCCAATTACAAATACAGTTACCAAAACATATTCATTAAGATTCGATGGTGTTGATGCGAGTCAAATTTATTTACAAGGTGGTTATAGTGCCACAACTCTACCTGTGGCAGGAGTTTCGTTACCTATTACAACAACAGAAGTACAAGGTGGTTTTTATCCGAAGTTGATTAATGATATGAGCTATTTTTTCAACGGATCAGAATGTTTTCAAACATATAGTGATGGTGAAATTCAATTATTCGTGGATTCAAACATGAAAGTTGCTAACGTTGAGGGTAGTTCAGTAAATATTGGATTTGTCTCAGGGAATAGTCCTTTGAACTATTTTAAAATGCAACCGTGGACCGCTTTGATGAAAAACACAACAAGTGAGGGATATTATACAATACCATCATTCGGTTCGGTATACAATCAAACACAACAAGCTATATTCGATAGTAATACAACTCAAGGATCGAATGTTGCTACCAAAGACATTTTAAATAATCAGTCGATGTATAATGGTACTGTTAGATGTTTTTGGGGGGTATCTAATTATGGGTATTTTGATAATTCATTAATTAGAAAGCCATCATACGATGAGTACATTACAATTGTTAATCCATCCGTGGAGGTTTCTCCAATGGATTTAGGTGTTACATATTCTAATATCGAGGAGATTTTTTCAGTCTTCAGTAAAGACCAATTAGATAAACTCGAACTCAAATTCTTAGAGTTTTCGAAGTCGGTGTATGACATGAAAGATAATGTTGGACCAGGAGAAACTAAAATAACTTTAAATGTAGATGTAAAAGATCCGAACAGGTATCTCAAGAACTTTCAACTAATGATGAGAGAGTGTTTTGAAATCAACGGACCGATTGCAAGACAAACAAATGCCGATTACGCTAAATCTGCGATATCACAACAATTCAGTAATATTGTTACGATAATGAATAATTTCATGGAATATGATATCGTAATGAAAATGGGTAACCCATCAAATTACGACAGAAGATTATTCGATAGTTTCTTACCTGATTATAATACAGGGTATAAATTTACTGACACAACAAATAGTGTTAGTAGTCCAACTCAAGTAGATTTTATTTTAGCCGATCCATTAAAGTTTAGTGCTTATGTACCAAACAGTTTACCAACACAAGGAGGAACTACAACATTAATTCAATCATTTTCTTCGAATAGTGATGCGTGGAAAGAATTACTTTTACAGTTAGGTCCTACAACTATAGATAAATTAGCATATTCGGATCAAGGGTCTTATATTACAGATTTCTTTGTAACTAATGATATTGAATTTACAAAAAATAACGTGAAGATCTGTGCACCTTTGATAAGAATATTTGCAACTCAAAAATTATCTGATGAGACTTTAACAAAAGTTCAATTCCAAAGTAAATTGAGGGAGTATTCTAACCAGATGATTTCATATCAAGAAAACGTTTTCAATAACTTGATGTTGTATTTGAGAAAAGACTTACCTGATATATCCTTCTTACCTGAAGGAAATATTAAAAGTGCTATTGATGGAAACATGGTTAAAACACAAATGTGGGAAATGTTTAAGGCAATCAACGATAAGTGGATTGCAGGTAATAGTTACAACGAAGAAACACTATTACAAGATTTCCTTTTTGTTGATAGAGCTTCGAGAAACGTTGGTGATACTATATTTGTGGACATTTATTCATTGAAAAACAAATTGAGAAATTTGAATTTAAATGCTAGTGTGTTCACATTAATTGGTAGTATTTTAACTGAGAATCATTTCTCGGTGATGCCATTACCCGCATATGTTAACTTTTATAACATTCAAACGCCTGATGGAACATCAACACCAAAAACTGAGAACTCCGCTGATTTTGCAAACAACTTATGGGGTACATTCTTGAGCGTGGATTATAGAAATTCACAACCAAAAATGGTTTGTTTTTATTCTGAAAAACCATCAAACTATCCTGACTTAGGTCGAAACAAAGATTTCAGATATAAGAACGACGGATTTGCGTGTAACAATTTAACAAATAATCCTTTGTTGGAGAATCAAACAAACAAAACAGATTGGTCTCAATCAAATAGATGTGTAGGATTCAATGTTGATATGGGTATTAGAAATCAGGGAGTGTTTTACTCTTTCAGTGTTTCACAGGATATCGGGACAGCAACTTCGGAAAGTTTGATATCAACCAATAACTTGGCTAACCAAGCGTCAGGTAAATACACCGCATCTCAAAACGTTTCTTTACTTAACATCTATAACGAAAGAAGTTACTCATGTAATGTTATTGCGATAGGAAATGCTATGATTCAACCTACGATGTATTTCTGTTTGAATCACGTTCCAATGTTTAATGGGGCATATTTGATTACTGAAGTCAGTCACACAATAAGTCCTGGCCAATTCCAAACATCGTTTACTGGGGTAAGACAAAGAATATTTGCAAGTGAAAAACCGAACAATTATTTGATGAGTTTAAATCAAAACTTATTACAAAAGTTACCATCAGAGTTGAGAGAAGCCCAAAGTAGCCCATCAACAGGTGCTGTAAATCAAACAAGTGCAACATCAAACGCTGCAGAAAATTCTTGTCAAGATTCTGTACTAGAAAACTATAGAAAAGGATATTTTGCAACTATTGCAGATAAAACCACACTGACTTCAGAGGTGATGGCAAAGACCATTATTGATAATATACCACCATCAATTACAGACAATCAACAGAAGTATCAATTTGCAATGATAGTCTATGCATTTTCATTTGTATCCTCTGCGGATGACAAAGGAATGATGTTTGAAAAATTTGGCAATAACTATGCAAATATTGACCTTCAAGTTGATTGGGGTGATGTTGGAAAAAAATATTTTAAATCAGAGTTTTGTTGTGTTAATGTGGGTACCGACAAAGGACAAAAATCAAAACCGTTTGCGAAGTTTGAGACGACAGAAAAGTTTGTAAACTTTATGTATGACAAATTATTTGTTGGAAGAGAATTCAATGGATCACAATTGGTTTCAAATACTATTGTACCTACTGCGGATGCAATGTACGAAAAATATAAAACTTTTTGGCCTGTTGTTCGTAGTACCGACAAAGAGAAAAAGGATTTCGAGACCAATCAAGGAAAAGAAGTTAAGGCGAAGATTGTTAAAGCGATGAAATCCATAACTGAAGTTTTCCCAAGACTCGGTGTAAATCTTGCAACTAATGTAACAACAACTACAGCAACTACCCCTTCAGGTCAACAAGTGAATACTACAACTTCAACCACAACAACTACCCCTTCAGGTCAACAAGTAAACCCTGCAATTACAAACAACGCCGATGACAGAACAATATTAAGTTCTGCAAACCCAAATTCATACACATTGAACGTTTCAACATTATCAAATGGAGTCTTGAAAGTCGAAGGTAACATTGGGTCATCACCTTTATCAAAAGAATACAAATTAAAAATATATTTGTTAACAACTGAAGGGGCTGAGGTATTGATAGGAGAAACAAATTTGACACCAAAAGCGTTAGGGCAAAACAATGGATATTCATTTACAACAACGAAAGGATTTAGAAATACTTGTGATTTAGCTGCAGACCCTACGAGTAGATCGTTATTTTTCAGAGTTGTGGTTTCTGAGTATTCTGAATACAAATACAATATGATGTATAAGGTTATGAACTATGATTGTCCAACAAGAAACCTTTTACCTGGCGATGTTGTTAACGTTTCAACATATAATCAGATTGATCAAAACCCATGTCAAATTTGTTATCCGAACGGAGGGCCGAATATTAGAATTAATGGGAAGGATTGTCTACCAAATACGAGACCACCAAGAGAGAACATTTTCAATACTACAACCGATAAAGATGCGAATGGTAAAATAACAAAAGTAACATTTACGGTAAAACCTGATGCAGGAATTTGGAAAATATTTACAGGTAATTACAATTTACAATGTTTTGGAACAACTGCATCGAGTCAAACATCAGGTGATATATCTCAAAACCAACAAAGTATTTCATTTGATATTGTGGATATTATTGATGGATGTGATGCAGGTGCTTATACTGTCAAGTTAGAAGCAACGGCACAAGCTTATTTTCAGAACGGAGGTGTTGATAATACTAAACTACAAAACTTTACTACATATGTTGTTCAAGGGGTAATTTGACGATAACAATATATTTATAAATAAAACTATATGGATATTAAACAAGCCTTAGATAACTATTTAGGAAAATCATCAAGATATTCTGAAATGGATAATGGTGATGGTTCAAAACAAGTTTGCGATCTTGATACAGGAGACTGTTACACAGTTCGTATGAAAGATGGTCTCATTGAGAGAGTTGAGAATACCATGACAATAAATAAAAGAGTAAAGGTTGAAACTCGTCACGGAGTTAAACAACTATTAAATGGATAACAAATGAGTTTAGATAAAAAAATCATAGCAGAAATAGAAAAGTTCAATAAAGTGAACAGATACATAATGGAGCAAGAAGCGGCAGCCATACCTACAATACCGGATGTTGAGGCACCTGCAGATGCTGCGGCACCACCAGCAGCAGATGCGGCAGCAACACCTGAAAAAATTGATGTTGCAACTGACCCTGATGTTGAGAAGATTGATGCTAAAGGGAAAAGTGAAGAAACAACTGAAGAGGGTGGAACAGAGGAATTAGAAATAACAGATCTTGTAGACTCACAAAAGAAAATTGAATCTAAACAAGATGATTATTTTGAAAACTTATTCAATCAATTATCATCATTAGAATCTAAACTATCTGAGATGGACAGTATCATGGCTAGATTAAATTCAATTGAGAATAAGATTGAAAAATACAGAGTTAAAACTCCTGAAGAAAAACTAGAATTAAGAAGTTACGATTCTTATCCATTCAATCAAAAACTTTCTCAGTTCTTCGATGAAAAAGAAGAAGAGATGGAAATGACAGGAAAAAGAGACTATGTTTTAACACCTGACGAAGTAACAGGAGTGAATACAAGTGAAATCAAGGATACATTCCAACCACATTCACAAGGTACAAAAAGTTTAGGAAATTATTAGAAATAAATATCAGGACCACAAAAGTGGTCCTTTTTATTTGACCTATGAACAATGTTTGATTATATTTATTGTATATCAATTTATAAAACTTAAATCAAAAAAAACATGAGTTCATTAGACGCCGTATTGGCACAGTACGAAAAATCGAAGCAAGCTTCAGGGGGTTCCCAATCTAAAATGTCTCAAGACGAAAGAATGAAGAAATACTTCGCTCTTATCTTAGATGACAAAGAAAAAACAGGTTCAAGAAAAATTAGAATTTTACCAACACCAGATGGTTCATCACCATTTAAAGAGGCGTGGTACCACGAAATTCAAGTTGGTGGAAAATGGCAAAAATTCTACGATCCAGGAAAAA